TTCTTGGCTTCTTTTTGCTTCTTTTTGTTAGCCAACCAAAGCCGAAAATACTGAAGCTCTGCGGGTGTATAGAGATCAGGCTTTTTTAGCGCCTTCTTTACCAGCTTCTTCTTTTTTGTCATGCCTGCGCCCTCGCTTCTGTTCCTCCAGTCTAACGCGGGCTTTCTTCACGGCCTCTTTACGACGCTCTTTGTCACCCTCTTTTTTCTCTTCGGGTGAAGATTCTTTATCTTCTTGTTTCTTTTTGAAGTGAGCCAGCAGTTCTGGTGGCATCGAACCTTTCTTGGACATTTTAATTAAGCGCCGGTTACACGTGCAGGTGAAGAGCTATAGGCCAGATATTGAGAACCTGGGGCCTTGCTGGTTTTCTCAGGTGAATACTTTACTGCTGCAGATTCTTCGGCCATGCTGGTGGTGGGCTGAAGATCGCTCAATTTATCACCAGCCATGCGGAGTCCCACACTGCTACCTAGTTTGGCAATAGCAGTGTCGCGAATTTGGCGGACGTAATCATTGCGAGGCATGGTAGCACCAGCTTCAGCGTTTTGTGCCATTGAATCCCCAGTGCGGGGACTGGTAGAAGTGCCTTCAGGAGATGCTCCCATAACCAATTAAATGACGACGTCTAAGTTACGCAATTCTGCGCCACCAATATAAGGTGCAGGCAGTAACGGAGGATTACCAGTACTACCTATTAAGTTTAAATTAAATGCATCCCCAGCAAGACGAGATTTACGTTCACGAGGAAGTCTAGCTCCAATGGCGTAGTAGCCCCCTTCGGTCGGCATTAAACCCTGAAAATCACCTTGATTAGTCGCAAGGAGTGCTTCGTAGGGTCTCTTGTTCTGGGATATACCGAGCATGTATCCCATCCGGGTTCCGGCTTTATCCATTTTGCTTCCTCCTGGATGCAAGCTCCACTGCTCGACGAGCTTTTTTTGCTAGTTCAGTATTTGAAACAAACTGCTTACCCTCTCGTGATTCTCGTTGTTTTTTCTCGTCAGTACGACGGCGCTCCTCTGGCGTTAGTTTTGCCCACGCAGATTCTGGTAAGTACCTTTCAGTACTTTTTTTACCAGGCTCAATAGCTTTGTCAGCAGCCATTACTCTTGAATAGATCCCCCGTATAACCAAGCATCACAGGTTCTGGAACCTGCACACTTAAATTTGAAAAGCTGACAATATCCAAGATTTGCACGTTCCTGTACATCCCAGGGGTCAGCCGCTTCTTTCTCGTTAATCCCCTGAATAATGCACTCAATAACTTTTGGAGATTGATCGAACGCGGCACAATTACAACAGCGTGCAGACATGACAGTGTCTACATCGCTGTTCCACATCTCGGCCTTCTTCTCCCAAAAACCGGGATCTGGAATATCAGGATTTAAAGGACCATAAGCAAAATTTTTAATCGTCCAATTCCGATTTTTAATATTTTCCTCAATGTCAGTCGTAGCACGAGGACAAGATGCACCAACCTCGGTAACGGTTTTGTTTAAAAGAATTTTTGCTTTAGGTTCCATCATGCTGCTGCAACACTAAAAGTAACTACTGCAGCAGTGCCACCAGACTCACTAACAAAACGAGGACGCACATATTTGACAGGCCGATCGCCCACACTGTACACAGTGGTCCCATTACTGGAAATAGTTTGATCTGCAATGATCGGTGCGTAGTTGGTCCCATCAATGCTGCCCTCCAAGCGAACCACAACATTAGTGTTAATCGTGGCCACCGTTACAATCATGGTGTAGGCAGTTGTGCTACACAGGTCATTAACACCGACTTCAATAGTGGTACCAAGCCCAGCCGCCGTTAATGCGGGACTATTGCTAAAAATTGTATCCTGAAAATAATAACCTGCCGCCATGATCGCTAATATTTTCTTTTAGTTTAGTTCAACTCTAGTTCTTTTTCTCGTATTCTTCTTTTGTCATCCACTTCTGTTCACCCCACCGCTTTAAGGATTTTTGTCCTTCGGTCCGTTCGCCTTTATAGCCACCACCGCCTCTCTTGTAAGCTTGCGCCAAAAGTTGGGCTTTACGTGCCGACCATTGACCAGGTTTACCACCTTTAGACCCGGCCTTTATCCTGTTCTTAAGCCGCTCTCGAAGTTCTGGTTTTGTGTAGGCCATCAGAACTGATTTTGGACTGGCTTTTTATTAAGAATAACAGGGGGAATGCTGTCGCTATAACTGCGATCAACTTCTCGCATATATGACGGGTTATTCATTTGATAACGTGGATCATTTACACCGTTGTATCCAACAACATAGCCGCAACGCTTCTCAACTTCCTGGCGGCTAGGATTAAATGGATCACTAAAACCAGCCGTGGTCAACTGGTGATCCTGGTACATATTTTGATATGTCACAGGAAAACTCGGATAATAACCAGGGACAGCAGCAAACCTCATCAGGTTAGGTAGTTAGGGGTTTGAGCAAAAGCCTGAGTCAGCATTGAGACCGGGTCGATCATTGAGCGAACTTCTGGGGCTTCGGCAGCCAAAGATTGTTGAAGGTAGGAACTTAAGAAACTTTTTGGGGTTAATTCTTTATTGCGTCCGCCAATAACAATGTAGGTGTCAGCGGGAGCAGCTGTTGGCTGCATTGCTGGTGCCGCTTCCGCTGGTTTACCACCTTTTGTGTGAAGCAAGCGGATCTCATAAGGAGTACCCTGCGGATCCGTAGTCTTAATCGTCCCGTACCCCTTACCAGGTGTAAAGGAGCCGGGGCCCTCCCAGGCTAAGGGAGTGCCTCCGGCAATACCATAATCCTGCCCCATGTGCTGGGTAGAGGCCCCTTTGGTGGGGGCTTTACGTGGACCAAATGGAGATGTAATGGCGTAACTTGGAGACCATTTGCCGGCTTCTTCTTGCCAAAGAGATTTACGCTCTTTTCCAACTTTTAGCCGAGTTAACAGAGATCGGATTGTACCTGGATCTACATATTTACCGTCTTTTAAAACGCGAACATCTAGATGGGGACCAGTCGTTGGAAAAACATCCTGACCAGCTGGAGTTACATATCCGACATCTGTTAACGAAGCCATACTAATTAACCCTCAATATATTTTGGTGTCTGCGAAAATGCAGCGGTTAACATTGCAGTCGGATCAATGGAAGATTTGATCTGTGGTGATCTGCCTGACGCCATGTTCAAGATGTAATCATCTAAATAAGATGCTGGATCTCGTTGTGGCTCCTCATCAGCAAAAATAAGGTAGGTCCGACCACGGGCAGCCGTTTCTTGTGGTTTAGTAGGCTGACCACCCTGTATCGCCTCAGTAAAACTGAAATTATCAGGACCAATAATTTTTTGGACGTAGCGATTAGTCTCTGCGTATCGCTTACTGGCTTCTACTGCACCAGGACCAGCGTTATAGGCTCGAAGACCTTTCTCGTACGCTTGACGTAATTTGACTGGATCCGTTTCTTGACCAGGGGCTTTACCGCCTAAATAGGTCTTGATGTACCCTGCCATATTCTTGGCAGCAGCATCCAATGCGGAAACCGGGTCGTCAGGATTAACACCCCAACCCTTGGCGGTTGTGGGCATAATCTGAGCGATGCCACGAGCACCGGCAGACGATACAGCTTTTGGATTAAATCCAGATTCTGCTTGAATCTGGCGCTCAAAAACTTGAGGAAGAAGCCCATACTTTTGGGCTTTTTGTCTTGCTATCTCGCGAAAGTCGGTAGGCATACGTAGGGCTGAATACGCGGCGTTAGCGGAAATCGTTTGAAAGCATAAGGCGAGTGCCGACAGCAACGTCGGCAGGGCCAGGGAGCGCTTGAATGAATTCAGCGCCTTCTCGGTTGAACCGATACCGAGCTTGCTCGGGATTTCGGTAATTGGGGACATACAGATGTAGGGCTAATCGATCCGTCTCGTATAAATAAATCGCCGTCCAAGTTTTCAGCGTGTCTCTGAAATCAGAGGTCGCAATCGTACGATCAACGTCACCGGCTATGCTCTCAATACGACTACGTGGGACGGTATTATTATTCACGCTGCCAGTCATGTCAGTGCGCTTTTCAGCCTCGTCGCACCGACCGATCTGTTCGACAATTTTCGAATACCAGAACGAATCTTGGATGTTGTTGACAGCTTCCTCTAGACGCGCTTGGTCACCAGCCGGGACAGACGTCAGGTTATAACCTAGGTGCCAGCGGACTTTAGACTTAAGGAAGGTATCGAGTTGCATTACTGAAACGAAATGCGTTACAGGTACACCATCTCAGATGTACCCAGTAACACACTAGCACGCGCAAATAATTACTCAACGCGAACTAAATTCTCTTTAAAAATTTCATCCCAGTCAACACGTTTGATGCCCTTCAATTGCTCCAATCTTTGGAAACGTTCGCCAGGCATCGACATTTGGAGGTCTTTGATATCTCGCGCTGTTTTGAGGCCAACACCAGGGAGCGCATCCGCAATCTGCCGGGCACTAGCGGTGTTGATATTCATCCGCGTATCTAACGGGAAGGTCTCCTTTTTCGTGGGAATCGCTGGGTTTACACCTTCTGACGCAAGTTGTGCGGTCAAGCGCTCTTCGGTCTTGATCTGCTCAGTGGTCGCATCCAGGTGCGGAACCAGATCAGATTCATCGATGTAAAGAACTTCATCTTGGGAATCGATGCACATGACGATCCCATCGCCATGCTTCGCAATCATTTCCACCAAACCGCCGGTTACACGGTATTGATACAGCATCGTTGTAATTTTAGTCTCTGCTTAGCCTAACAAACTAAACCCAAACCAACAACAGGAAACAAAAAAAGGGGCCCCGAAGAGCCCCTCCACTTGTATCGATTGACAGATCAGCTGTCGGTGCCGCCCACTTGGGAAGCAAAATCGACGAAACCTTGGATATCGTTCCAGGACACGGCAGTAGCAGGACGCAGGTAGTTGACGCGGCACAGCAGGTAAGCAGCCTTACCGGCGGTCGAATCATCAGCGCTGATGTACACACCGTCGCCGTTCACGGAAGTATCAGTGATGGCGTTGACGTTGTAGACCTTGAACAGCTGGTCAGAGGTCACCTTGTAGAACATCGAGTTGGCAGCGTTAGCAGCCGTGATGCCAGCGGTGGTGACGGTGGTCCAGAAGGGCAGGTCGCCGTTGGTGGTGTCGCCAGTGCCTTGGGCAATGCCCGAAGCACCGATGGTCAGGCTGGAGCTAGCAGCAGCCAGACCGTTGGCCTGCGAGGAGGGGACGCCGAAGGGGCTGCCCGAGTTGTCGGGGCCCAGCAGCAGAACCTCGGTGTTGGTGCCGAGCAGGTCGGCAGTCACAGGGGAGGCGGGGAAACCGGCCAGGCCACCAGCGGGGATGTCCTGAGCCAGAGCCAGAGACGCACCGTAAATGTAAGCGGGGCGATCCGAGCTGGCTTGCACCGTCAGAGTGGTGCGGTTGTCACGCACCCGATCATCGGGACGACGGTCGGGGGAGGGGATGGTGATGTTGAAGCTCTTGTAGTTGGCCTTATCAGCAGAAAGGTTATCAATCTTGATGTAGCCAATCAGCTCGTAAGCTTCGACGCCAGGCCAGCCATACACACCTTCGGTGTTGTAGGAGGACAGGCGGTTGATCTGATTACCGGGTTGCAGAATTGCACCGGCTTCTTCTTTGTAAGCAGCCATTGTTAAGTACCTCCCTTATCACTCAGTAATGGTAAAGGCACAGGTCACGAAGTCCTTATTCAGGTTCGCGAAACCGGCGTACAGCTGCCAAATCAGGATGATGAAGCGGCTGAAGTCATCGTTGTTGTTGATCAGAACTTGAGCGTTCGGACCACCGATGCCCACACCCACAGCCTGAGGACCGAAGAACAGGGCAGGAGGAGTGTCGTGAGAAACAGAGCCGTCGCCGTCGTTGATGTCAACGGTGATGGACTTGCTGGGGAAGTTGGTGGATTCGAAGAACCGCACACCTTCAAACACAAAGCCGGAAGGCATCACGGGTTCGCCAGCCAC